GCCGAGCCAATGCTGGCAAAATCTGGCGCTGCTAAATACTTTGACTCATTAACAAATGTAATCGTTCTCATCTTACTGCCTCGCATTATCTGTTGAATAGAAACCTGACGCATTAAACTTTATCCCTGGTACTGTATACATCCTGCCCATCGTCTGCCCACAGCATACAGGATTGTCCGCCTCAGCGTGGATGCTACGCTCTAGCGTCTGCTCGCCACCACAGATTACACAACGATAGTCATACTGCATCTTTACTCCGAAACTCTATAGAAAAGAACCAACAAATAAATAAAATATGAAACTCTTTATAGTACGGGTCAAAGTCAATACCAAAGCCCCATAACGTACCAATACCTGTAAAGAACTTAGGCTTGAGCATGGTCGCCCCCTATCGGACACTTGTCTACACAATTCCACACTAACTCCATGTAGGCCTTGCCTTCAACCTTACGTATCTCAGTATAGCAATCGGCATCATGGATAGGTTCTTTCATTCTTCGTCCTTGCCAAATGGATTAGGCCCACCCAATGACTCCGACAGGCGCCTAATGGCGCCATCTACCTTGCGGTTGGCCGTGGTATCTGATACAGACATAGCCTCAGCCATTTCCTTATAAGATAGTTGGTCGAAGAATCTTAGTCGTAGTACCTTACGGTCCTCCTCCGACAGGCGGAGCAAGCAACGACGAATATCAAACAACTGGATAACATAGTTGCCACCCTCGGCAGGGTTGCCCATGTTCGATACCTTCTCAGCCTCAATGGGTGAGGTAGTCTCGACATCTTCATTGAGTGCATAGGGCAGCAAGTCCTCGATGGTAGCGCTGTCGTAGTACTGCTCATCACGAATCTCATAGCCCAACTTCTGTGCTTTGATACGGCGACAGTATTTATCAGCGTGGCGAGTAAGCGTCTTGCCTAACTTCTTTACACCCATCTTGTACTCGTCAGTACCTGGCTCATGGTCAAGCCACTCAGCAATCTTATCCTGGCGACGCAGAATCCACACAGTTAATTCCTGGACTACATCTTGAACATCAAAGTATGTATGGTATCTGCGATGTACCTTGCGGGCTACGACAATAGCAATCTCGTGCAAGTCTTCAAACTTTACGCTCATGCCTGCCTCATTAGATACGCCATAAGTTTCACAAGAATATCTTTACCTTCAAAGTATCCCAGGCGAGTATTGCAATTCATGCACAACAATCCTCTCACCTGCATAGTCTCATGGTTATGGTCAACCGCCAGCATGTGCAGTTTACCACTTCTTGTAACGTTTTCAGGCTTTTCACAGATGGCGCAAACGCCATTTTGCTTGGCAAAGAGCGCCTCGTATTCTTCAATGGTAATCTTGTAGCGAGATTTGTAGTTCTGCTTGCGCTTATCTTCGTAGGATATTTTCTTAGCCATTAGGATGCGCTCTTATCTCCGTTGAGAATTCGCAAGGCCCAGTCAAGCCCAGCGTTAAAGCCTTCCATCCAATCAAAGTCTTTAGACTCCAATGGGACGCTTGTCTTAGCCGCCTCAATCTTGTCCTTAACTTTGTTCAGGTCCATTACTTCGGCCACTTACCTCGCTGAACCATGAGTGCAATGACAGCATAATTAGCCATGTCCTTAAATGAATCCTCAACAGGCTCGTGTTTAGGTGCCGAACCATGACGATAAAGATTCTTAAGACGCTCAAACTTATCGCCAATGCGCACCATAAGGCCGTTAATAGGACCGCCAAAGGCATTGTTAATATTACCAGGACCATAGTCCATCTGCTTCGAGATAAGGAGGTTGCCAATTTCATCCATTATTTCCCAGACAGCGGCCGCGAATTCGGTATCTGAACTAACAACTGGTTGCTTGTCTTGTCCAAAGAGATAACTTTCAGCCCAATTGACTGAATCAATTTGATTGCTAATTCGATGTCCTCGCTCATTCATCATCATTCTCCTCTGGTGCAAACACACCTGCGTAGTAATAGGACTTGTCTTCGTAATTCAATATGTATCTGTGCAGAAAAATACCATCTTTGCTTTTCTCCTGCAGGTCAATCTCATCTAATACCCAGAGCATCTCAGGCACTGGCGAGCCATCCTTTGGCCCATACATAAACGTTGGGTATCTAGTTGCCACGCTGAATCTCGATTAAATCATTAATAGTAATCAAGAATCCCTTGCTTGGGTTTGGTTCAATCTTATTGCTGATGGGTCTGCCATACTTATCAATGGCTTTCTTCAAGTCATCTGTTGATACGATGATGACCAAGCCTTCAAGAACAAATGCCCATCTATCTGCCTTTGTCTTCATCAAGCCAGACTCAACCCAGTTGTAGGTAGAGCGAGAATAGAATGCCGTCTCAATATAGATGTTGCCAGTCTCAACCCAGCGCCTGTCTCGCTTGACTTCGACAGTCACACCGCCAGTGAGAATCTCACGGACGAGGACTTCACCTTCTCGGCCATAGGCAAAATCTAAATCAAAATCAGATAGGTCCGCCACTGGCCTCAACCTCTTCTTCTATCTCTCGCAAGATATACTGGACTATCTCTGGGTTTTCCTTGAGCATATCTACTACGTGGTAACCAACGATGTCGCAAACTTCCTCAACATCAAAGCGCTTACGAGTAGACATCGGAGTCTCAAAAATAATGGCATGAGTAATCTCATGCACAAAGACACGAATTAATTTATCCTCTGGCAAATCAGGGCGTAACTCAATGGTGTTAGTCTCAGATGTAGTCATGCCATATGCATCTTTATCTTCAAGGGTGTACTTAATCTTATACTTCTGCCCGAAGATTTTGATGGAGGTAGGCCGCTTCATGCCGCTAGTCGTTCCTCAAACCATGAATTACCATGCTGTAAGTATACCTCATTCACGTCCGTATTGTCGGGTAAGTGAATGATTTCGGCTTTGTCTAAATCTTCCTTGATTCTTTTGGCAAGTTCCTGCCCAGGATTACGTCCATCCTCTTTAACATCGTTGTCTGCGAAGATAAGTATGCGCGAGTACGACTCGAATAACTTAGGAAACCAGGGTTTCCATTGAGATACACCAGCCACCCCAACGCTAGGTATGCCTGCGCAACCCGATAGGATAATGGTATCAATCTCGCCCTCGCATATGGCAATCGTATCGCTCTGCTTATGCAAATCATTAACATTAAACAGGCCAATCTTTTGGCCCGTAGGCCAAAGATACTTCGGGGTACCTTCATCTAATCTCCTAAACTTGATACCCACCACACCAGCGGGAGTACGATAAGGGATGGAGAGCATACCTTCAGCAAGTTCATGGCCAGCACTAGGCTCCACGACGCTTCCAAGAAGGAACGTACGGCTTACTTCCTGACTGATGCCTCGTGCCTCTAGGTAAGAGGCTGCCCGTGGCGTTAGATTGTTGGAGTACCTTTCGGCTGCTTCCGTGAGCAATAGCCTCTGCTTTTCGTTTAGCATCTTTGAAATCCAATCCTTCCTTTGCTTGCACTAATGTGTATACATCTCCGAGCACCTGACAGACGAGACAGTTATATGCTTGGTTATCAAGGTTATACGCTGCGCTGCTGTGGGTATCATCATGGATGACACACTTGCAGGCTATCCACCCATGCTTGTCTATGACTGTCAGGCCATAATGCTCAAGCACTGCGCCAAGGTCAGGCTTAGATACCACCTTGTACTCTCAACCACTGGTCTAAATCTTGGATGACCCATGACTGTTCAAGCCCTGCCATACGGCGCTTGACGATGACATAGGCTGGTGGCACAGCATCTAGGTTGCGTGCCTTGGCATAGTTAAAGGCTTCAGTTGTAGCCTCGCGCCAGAACTGTGGCAGGTCCATCTTGGCTGTTGCCTTCAACTCAAAGATATACGGTTGGCCTGCAACAATGCATACGACGTCACCCTCATCGTCTTTGCCTGCCAACCGTAATCTCTCTGCATTCACCCCTTTAGAGCGAAACCATTTGAGGATGCCTGTTTCAAACAGGGCGCCCTTACGCTTATTTGCTGCACTCACTGTACGCTTCTCCAACTCTCGGCTATCTGGTAGCCCTGTCTGTCTGAATACATACTCATTCTACTGGCGTCAGCCCACAAAGTTACGAAGTGGTCCCCAGTTGCAGAGTGTCGTGCGAATCTATTCTTGACTGCAGCAACCCTGAACTCACCTGAATGTGGCACCAATGCCACAGTAAGAATCATTTCGGGTAGTTGTGCAATCTTGCCTTGGATAGCCTTACGGCTAGGTGGCATATCGGCTTTACCTTCAGCCTCTGAAGTGTGATGCAGAAGTAGAACAGCAGCATCAGTCTCACGTGCAATGTGGTGCATAGCCTTGGCAATCTCACGAAGGCCAGACCATTCATCACCTTGCATAGAGACAACGTTCATTGCGTTGTCCACGATAATCATATGGGGATACTCACCATATGCCTCGCCGTAGGCTCGGATTGCTAAGTCAATCTCGTCAAGTGTTGGGCTTGGTGCGAAATCAAATTGCAGATGGCTGATGCTTGCTAGTTCTTGTGTGTAGAAATCTTTCCCCATCCCAGTAAGAAAGGCTTCTTCAACGGTAGACACTTGGTGTCCTGTTGCCATGGCTGATGCACGGATGGCAGTGGTGTACGCATCTGTATCAGCACTGATATAGAGCGTAGGTACTTTCATCTGCACTGCAAGCCATAAGGCGATAAGTGATTTGCCAGCATTTGGTTGCCCAGCAATCATAGTCAATTGTCCTCTGCGAAAACGTATCCCTTCGCTTTGCAACGAAGGGAAAACGTCTGGCAGTATCTGAAAGTCGTGACTGCTATTGGCTGCTGCTTGGGTGAGCGACAGCATGAGTTACCTTAGCGAAGGAACTTAGGAGCGCACTGGTCTGGTGTGCCTTGTGGAGATGGGCAGAACCAGCCCTTCCACTCCTTGGCAGCACCTGGCTTGCTGGTGCGATAGACCAACTTACCGTGCTTACAATGTCCTTCTTCAATGACTGATGACTGTGCTGGTGCTGCTACTGGTGTAGCGCCAAGGCCCTGTGCCAATGCACGGGCTGCGCCTGCTGATGAGAGCGATGCAGATACTGAGTTAATCAGTGCTGCTGTGTCCTGAATGGTAGAAAGGCTACCCTCAAGTTCTGCGCTATCTGCTGCATAGATGTTAACCAATGTTCCATCAGACAACTTAAAGTTGACTTGGAACTTTGTGTTTTCGTTTGCTGCCATTTGTTTCTCCTTATTTTATTTCTGCTAGTGGGTCGTAAATCTGTGCTAGTTGTCCTCCGACTGCGTAACAATATTCCTTCACACCGCAAGTACCGCAGGACATTCCAATGTTAGGCAAGAATATCTCTTGCTCTAAGCCTCGTGCAAACTGAGCAAATAGTTCTGTTAGTAGTGGGATTGTCCAACGGTCAAGCCCAACTGCCTCAATGAACTGTGCTTTACGTGCCGAGTAGTAATAACCTTTTGATGGGCGGATGCCAAACTGCATCTCCATCATGGATGCATAGACACCCAACTGCAATGAAGAGTCAGGCATATAAGAGCCAGTCTTGAAATCCACCACTGCCAATTCCCCAGCGGGGGTGACAACTATAGCATCCGCAAAGGCTTTGATAGGTACTTCACCGAAGTTATTGTTGAACTCAATTTCAACACCTGGCACATTCTGTGGAGAAACCCATATCTCAAACTGAGATTCCTGCCAAGCATTGATGAAATCAAAGAACATCTTCTTGCCGTTCTCATCCCACCAAGCCTTGTTCTCTTTGTCAGGATTATCCTTGGTGGCTCTTCCACCACGACGCCAGTCAGTTGGATTTGTACCAGACTTGTTTTCTGCTTCAGCAATCTGTTGAATGAATGACTCATTCCACATCTCATCCCACATCAGAAGTCTCCACAATTCCAAAGACAATCTCAACTGCCTTCTTCATGCCAGCAATAGTGGCTGGGTTAGTTTCAGTCTTGATTGCTTCCTCAATCTGCGCTGCAAGATTGCGTCGCATAATAACTTCAGCCTCTACGAATGACTTCATAAAAGCATCTCGGCTAATAATCTTTGCGTGTTTGCGTCCCATTCTTAATCCTTATCTATCGGCGTAACAACTGTGGCAAGGCTATCGCAAAGGACACATCGGGCGCTAGTCCCGTACATTCCAATTTCAAAGTCAGTGTCAAACTTACATTGGACGTTCCACCATTCGGAGCCACATGGACATACTCGTATTGGACCGAGCGAACGGTAATCTGCTTCTGCACCTGGCGTTGATTTAATGTTTCCAAGTTGCGCCTCCATTAGAACGGTACATCCACATACTTGTCTTTGTATTGTTGCTTGCGAAATTCATTGAGCAGGAACTTCTCTGCTGCTGAGTGGAAGGCTTGGCCTCCTACAAACCACCATGCTGGTTCAGATGGTGCTTGTAACTTCCTCTCCAATTCCCATGCTTTACCGCAGCGAATCCAAGAGGAGAACGATGAAAAACTTCTATGTGCTACTACTGTTTCTTTCTTCATGGCTTAACTGTAACACCAGTTGCAGGGCGTGTAAACGTAAGCGACACGCCGATAACTTTTCAGCGCGGAATTTGGTTTGCTAATGGGTTCCGAATGTGATTATAATACGAGCGAAGCGAGTGCAATACGGGAGAGCCTAATGGCTCTCGGATAGGGGCGGCTACGGTGATAGCCCCTAATAAGAAAAAAGCAAAAAAAATAAAGCCCCTCCGAAGAGGGGCCATACTTTTAATAACTTACTTGACTGTAGCAGCCTGTGCCTTAAAATGGTTATATGCTGCAGATGCAACTGGTCCAAAGACGGCAACAAGTGCAGCCCATGCGACGTGCTTCAAATGATGATTACCAGTCTGCCAAATAGCAATTGCTGCTACTGCAAGGCTGATGATGTAATGCTCAACAAGCGCTTTGCTTATCTTCATGTTATCTCCTATAGGTAGATTACTTTGTCCACTTAGGACGACCAAAGCCTACCACGAAGACTGCCATGTGACGCTTGTTACTTGTTTGATAGGCACGTGTTTTCAGTGCCACTTCTCCGCCATTGGCTTGGCTACCAGTTGGCTTTGCATCTGGGCTGGTGTTACCTTCAATGGTGGTCATCGTGCCATCAGCATTGTCTTTGACCACGATACCCACATGCTCAATGCCTTTGCCATCAAATGAGAAAAAGGCTATATCGCCTGGCTGAGGCTTTGATGTGGCTGGGTTGAACCATTGGCCCTGACCCTTAAATACCTCGGCTCCAGCGGGCGTATAGACGCAATTAGGCATAGCCTTGAAACCTATCTGTGCCGCACACCACATGACAAATGAGCCACACCATGGCTGTCCATCATGGCCTGTAAATACGCCATACTTAGTCTTGTTATCTGGTACCTCAATGGTACCGATTTCCTTGGTTGCTACTGCTATAAAGTCTGCTGCTTGCGTCATTGCCAAATCAGCCTCTCTGCTAAATCACCTGGGTTGCATAGGTCTGCCTTCTCGCAGACTGGGTAGCCTGCTTTCTCATAGCACTCGGCTACAAGTTCAGAACAGATGTAGCCATCATGCTTGGCTAGGTAATCAATAAACTTCTGTGGAAATACCTTGACGCCTAGGGCGCGTAGCGCAAGCACTGCAATAATGCCGAAGTTGTATGGCCGTCCGACTGCGTTGATAGCATGGCTA